CCGCTACAACTTGTTTTATTATTGCCTTCATTGGCGCACCACCTGTTGACATTGATGGAATCAGAGAACCAGTATCAGGTTCCCTCCTCTATGGGAACAACATCATATCGGGAGCCGTCGTTCCCAGCAGCAATGCCATCGGACTACACTTCTACCCAATTTGGGAAGCTAGTTCACTTGATGAATGGCTCTACAACGGGGGTCCATTCCAGCTTGTCGTTTTCCACTTCCTCATTGGTATCTATGCTTACATGGGACGAGAGTGGGAACTTAGCTATCGACTAGGGATGCGTCCCTGGATCTTCGTTGCTTATTCCGCTCCTGTTGCTGCAGCATCTGCAGTGTTCCTTGTCTATCCTTTTGGACAGGGTTCTTTTTCTGACGCAATGCCTCTTGGTATCAGTGGAACATTTAACTACATGTTTGTCTTCCAAGCAGAACACAACATCCTTATGCACCCCTTTCATATGCTTGGTGTTGCTGGGGTATTTGGTGGTTCTCTTTTCAGTGCTATGCACGGAAGCCTCGTCACCTCCTCCCTTATTCGGGAGACTACCGAAGAGGTCAGTCAGAATTATGGATACAAGTTTGGTCAAGAGGAAGAAACCTATAACATCGTCGCAGCCCATGGTTACTTCGGTCGTTTGATTTTCCAATATGCATCCTTTAACAATTCTCGGTCTCTGCATTTCTTCCTCGCAGCTTGGCCAGTCGTCGGTATCTGGTTTACCGCCCTCGGCGTCAGCACCATGGCTTTCAACCTCAACGGATTCAACTTCAATCAATCCATTGTTACACGTGATGGTCATGTGGTGAATACCTGGGCTGATATTCTTAACCGTGCTGGCCTCGGCATGGAAGTGATGCATGAACGCAATGCACATAACTTCCCTCTTGATCTGGCTGCTGCTGATAGCACTCCTGTTGCTCTCACAGCTCCAGTAATCGGCTAATTATTTTTCGTACGTTCAACCTTTTGGTCGCATGTTGCCTAGTCATGGAACGGGGGCTAGGTTTATCCTGTACGAACAATGACTAATCTCGAAAAGCGCTTCATCATTAAAAGCTACAATGAACTGACTCGTAAAGCCAAAGAGTTGCAGCTTGTATATCGAGGGACTGCTTACAAAAAAACTGTTCTTTAATTATTATGGCAACTAGAAAAAGTGCTAAGTCAATGCAATCTGATAAAGCTAGAGCCAGTGTCACTAAGATGACACCAGGTGATGATCCGGTTGTATTCAAACGTTGTGGATATTGTGGTGATAAAAAACCAGAATGTCGCAAGCAAAAGAAGTGTCTTAAAGATCTTCTTTGAAAATCAGTAAAGCTGACAGGAGGGTGCAAGTCCCTCCTTTTCAATTGGTTAGAGCCGGTACGCCGATACCTCTAGCCGTCTAGACGGTGGGAATAGACCACAAAAAATTTTTCAAACGTTTGAAGCTTGTCTAAATAATTTTACCTTTATACAATGGCTTTTCAATCTTCTGTAAACCCGGCTCAGCTTACGCGCCCGGGTCAGTCTAACTCTGCGGGTGATGCCCGCGCTCTCTATTTGAAACTGTTCAGTGGAGAGATGTTCAAAGGTTTCCAGCATAATGCAATCGCTCGCGATCTGGTTATGCGTCGGACCCTGACTAATGGTAAGTCCCTGCAGTTCATCTACACTGGTCACACAAAGGCTGAGTACCACACTCCTGGTAACAGCATTCTGGGTGATAGCAATGGTGCACCGCCGGTGGCTGAGAAGACCATCACGGTGGATGATCTGCTGATCTCCAGTGCATTCCTGTACGACCTTGATGAGACTCTTTCTCATTACGACATGCGTAGCGAGATCTCTCGTAAGATCGGCTATGCTCTGGCTCAAAAGTATGATCGTCTGATCTTCCGTGCTATCACCCGTGGTGCACGTGCTGCTTCTCCGATCACTAAGACTAACTATGTTGAGCCCGGTGGTACGCAGATCCGTGTTGGTACTACTGCTAACGCTTCTGATGCTTATAATGCTCAGAACCTGACCACTGCTTTCTTTGATGCTGCTGCAGCTCTCGATGAAAAAGGTGTGTCTCAAGATGGACGTGTTGGTGTGCTCAACCCTCGCCAATACTATGCACTGATCCAAGAGGTCGGTAACAACGGTCTGATCAACCGCGACGAGCAAGGTGCTGCGCTGCAAAGCGGCCAGGGCATTGTTGAGATCGCTGGTATCAAGATCTACAAGTCCATGAACATTCCGTTCTTCTCTCAGTATGGTACCAAGTATGGTACTGGTTCCGCCACTAACCCTGGTATTACCGATCCCGGTAACACAGGTTCGTTCGTGTCTGAAGCTGTTGAAGATGCTGCTAACGATGTTACTGGCATCAACAATGAGTACGGTGAAGAGACCGAATTTGCTAACAGCTGCGGTCTGATCTTCCAGCGTGAAGCTGCTGGTTGTGTGGAAGCTATCGCTCCTCAGGTGCAAGTCACCAGCGGTGATGTCTCCACTATCTACCAGGGTGACGTGATCCTGGGTCGTCTCGCCATGGGCGCTGACTACCTGAATCCCGCTGCTGCTGTTGAACTGTTTGCTGGCACCGCTACCAAGCCTGCTGCATTCTGATTCATCTTTATACGGGAGTCTCTTCGGAGGCTCCTTTTTTTTAATTCTTTATTGAGAATAAAACTCATTTACAATTATGCCTTACCTTACTACTGGCTCCACTGAGCTTAAAGCTGTTAATCAGATCCTGGCGTCAGTTGGTCAGGCTCCTGTTACTACGTTGACAACTGAAGAAACTATTGTAATTAATGAAGTCGATCGCTTTACAGGTTCTATTTCAGGAACTACACTAACTACTGAAACTGCTGACATCCCTGTTGGTACGTATATTGGTGGTGTTGGTGTAGCTACTGGTACCTCTATTGCAGTTGCTGGTGTGCAGCAAGCTACCAACCCTGTGACGTATACTTATACCATTAATATTTCACAGACAATTTCTTCTCAAGCATTGACTCAAAATAAGGTTACAACTAGAGTTGAAACTCAAACCAACCCGGACGTTGCGATTGCACTCAACACCCTGAGGGAAGTCTCACGCGAAGTACAGGCAGAAGGCTGGTCATTTAATACAGAGTTTGATTATAAGATCACTCCTGATTCTAATGATGAAATTCTAATTTCAGACGATATTCTACAGATGGACCTTAATCGAGGTTACCCTGAGAACATTGAAAAAGATGCAGTTTTCCGTGGAGGTAAGCTGTATGATAAACAAGGACATAGTTATAAGTGGACTGCAGAAACAGTTTATGTGGATATTGTTTGGTATTATAGTTGGGAAAACATCCCTGCTCCTATCCAGGCACATATCGTAGCACGTGCTGCTGCTGTTGTGTCCAGTCGTATCATTGGTGATCCTACCCAATATCAAATCCTACAACAAAAAGAACAAGTCACCCGTTCACAAGCTATGGAGTATGAGTGTAATCAAGGTGATTATACTTTCTTTGGTTCACCTGATCATGGTAACCATTACCACGCTTACAAGCCGTTCCATACCCTTCAACGCTAATGGCAGCAGTAACACAATCAATTCCTAATTTTCTTGGTGGAGTATCCCGCCAAAATGATGACAAAAAATTATTGAACCAAGTAACCGAGTGTGTTAATGGATACCCTGATGCCACTTATGGTATGCTGAAACGTCCAGGCATGGAACACATTAATGTTCTAAAGAAAGCAAACGGTGATGCCTTTACGGAATCTGAACTAGATGGAGCAGCTTGGTTCTTTATTGACCGTGATGATGCTGGTTCTTATATTGGTGCTATCAAAGGTTCTGACATTTATGTCTGGACTAAAGATGACGGAACCTGGTGTACTGTAACTAATACTGGTTCAGCATATTTAACTGGCTCCTCCCCTTCTGATTATCATTTTCGTAGTGTTCAGGATGTAACAGTTATTACTAATAAAACTGTTACCGCTGCAATGCAGGCAGCAAATACTTACGTATCTAACTCTGTTGGTACGGTAAAATTAATTTCGCTTACTGCAGATTTAGATTATTCTGTAACTATTCAAGGTGAAACCTCTACAGTTACAGCCCAATCTTCAACGACGTTTGACGATTTTCTTATTTATGATAGTGGGTCTATAAATGCTAATCATCATTTAGTAGATGCAATTCATGCTACAATTACTGCACAGCAAGCAGCAAGTAACTCAGACTTTGATGGTAAATGGTATCTAGAGGCATATACAAATAGTCTTGTAATTAAGCGGGCATCAGGTGCTAATGAAATCATTACTGATTATACACAACCGACTACCACCCCTTTAGCTTTTACTCTTTCTGCTAAAGGTGGTCCAGGTAATATCGGTATTGAGTCTTTTCTTGATAGCGTTACAAATTCTAGCGATCTCCCTGCAGAATCTTTTACTGGACATCGTATTACAATCCTAAATTCAGCTTCTGAAGAGGATGATTATTATCTAGAGTTTAAAGCATTTGATACTACTTTAAATCGTGGTAAAGGTTTTTATGAAGAAACTATTGCACGTGATATTTCTCCAGGTCTAGATGCATCAACTATGCCTCACCAACTGGAGAACACTGGCGCTACTACTTTTAATTTTAAACCTATTACATGGGCAGACCGCTCTGCTGGTGATGATAATAGCAGTCCAATCCCTTCGTTTATTGGATATACTATCGCTGCAACTTTCTTCTACAGTGATAGGCTAGGTATTTTGTCTGAAGATAATGTATTCCTTGGTGTCGCTAATGATGCGTTTAATTTCTTTCCAAAATCTGCTTTAGTACAGATTGATTCAGATCCTATTGATCTAAACGTATCTAGTATCAGACCCGTTGTTTTGACAGATGTCGTACCATCTCCACAAGGTCTTCTTATATTTAGCTCTAGACAGCAATTCCAACTGTATGCAGCTAGCTCTGTAACTCTGACCCCTAGAACATCAGTAATCAGATCACTTGCTAACTATGAAATGTCTACGATTAGTCCCGTAGATGTAGGTACATCCGTTGTATTTGTAAATACAGTGCCTGGTGTCAGTAAACTATTTAGTATGCAGCTAGGAGAAATTGAACAGAATCCTACTGTCATTGACATCAGTAAAGTTGTATTTGAATGGATCCCAGAAACAGTAGATAATTTAGCAGCTAGCGCTCAGAATTCTGTAGTGGTTCTTATTGATAGTGAATCATCTTATATGTACTTGTACCGTTATTATAATAATGGTGAACAGGATCTATTCCAAGCTTGGACGAAGTGGCAACTGCCTGGTACAATCCAATCTGCAAATATTATTGACGATGATTTAATTATTGTCAGTCAACATGAAGATGAGTACACTCTTAATAAGATTACTTTAGACCAAATCCCAACAGGCAGTGTTACCGCTAAAACCAGCACTACAGATGGTAATCCTTGTCTAGATATGTTTGCTAGACCTGTCAGCCCTGGTGGTGGTGTTAGTGCAGTGGTGTATGATGAACCAAATGACATCACCAAAATCTACACACCTTATACACCAATTAGCGACAAGAAAGCTATCATGTTTTTGACTGTTCCTGAAGCTGATGTAGGTACAGCAGCAGAGATTGACGCTGACGCTGGCTACTATGCAGAAGCTTTAGAACGTACTGAATCAGGAACAAATTACCGTTACTTTGAAGTGAAAGGTAATTTTACAGATTATGCAGATGGTATTGTAATCGGTTATGGTTATGATTTTGAGGTAACTTTACCTAAATTTTATTATAGAATTAATCAGGCTGTAGCTGATTTTACAGCTTCATTATCTATTGCTAGGGCTAAATTTTCTGTAGGTAGAACAGGTGCAATTCAATTTAAATTAAAAGCTGAAGGTTCAAACGAGTGGAAACCTGTTGAACATACAGCTGATGCAGATTATTACGCTGCTGATAGTAATCCTGTTAAAAATGAACGCCAATTCATTGTACCCATCCATCAACGTAATACTAATTTTGAACTAAAAGTGACAAGTAATTTTCCGTACCCTGTGTCGTTGGTGGCAATGACGTGGGAAGGTAACTATTCTCCACGATTCTATAGGAGGAAGTAATGATTGAATTTAACCCTAAAGGAGGTAGTATTCTAGATCAGGAGCTTAGCGCTTCTGGTCTGGAGATGAACATTGCACCGCTCGCTGCTTTTACGATAGGCACAACACTTTTAAGCACTGGTGCTTCTGTTTTTGGATCAATAAACGCTAGTGCTTCTGCTACAAGGCAAGCTAATTTCCAAAGAGAACAGGCTGCTATAAGCTCCCAACATGCATACGATGTTGCTGTTGCAACAAATGCCTATCTTGATGACAAAGATGCCTTTGATGAAGCGCAATATAATCAAGAAAGGGATTTTGCTTTCAATTCTTTAATGAAGGATTGGAAATACGGAAAACAAATCCATAAGTTAGAGCAACTTAATCGGATGCAGGAATGGCGAAAAAGTAAAAGGCTTGGTAGACGACAAACTCGTTTAAATGCTCAAGCTGAACGTCAAGCTATTGCACAAGAGCAAGGTGTTCTTACTGATGCATTTCTTCAACATCAATTTTCCCGTCAATCTAATCTTTCTGCTTTAAACAAGACTATTTTTGAAAGTCAACTTGCTCAGCAATCTAATATTGCTTCTTTAAATAAATCTTTTTTTGAAGGAAAAATTGCTTTACAACAGCAAGGTATTAAACTTGAAGGTATTAAAGATCGGCAAGCTTATGGTCAAGTAGCAATTCAAGAATCCATTAACCAAATGATGGATCAGAATGCATTGCAAAAAGAATCGACAATGGTTGAAGGTCTTATTGCACAGGGTCAAGCTGAATTAGGGCAAGCAGGTAAATCTACAGCTAAAGGTATCCAAAGCACTAAACTGGCTTTATCACGTAGTTTACGCTCCTTAGATTCTGAATTATCTGGTAGGTATAAACAAGCTGCTATTCAGATGGCAGAACTTAATGCAGACGCTAGTCTTCAAATCGCTAATGTTGAACTTGAAAAGCAACTTACTGGCGGCATGTTGGAATTTGCTCAGCAGGAATTTGAACTTAATAGTCAACGTCTTAGTGGAATGATGGCGTTTGCTCAAGAAGAATTTGCATTTAATAACCAAGTTTTGGATGCTACTTTAAATAGTGCTATCGCACAATCACAGCGTAATATTAAGGACATTATGTTGGATCGTAAATTTGCCGATCTTGACGTAGAAGCAAACATGTTACTTAAACCTAACAAGCTTCCTTATCAACCTAAACCTATGCTACCACCCGAGCGTGAATTCCTTGAAAGTATGCGGATGGTTGTACCAGAAGTTACTGAATATAAGAGCGCATCTGATAGATTTAAAAAGCTACTTAAAAAACAAGATTCCTTTGGTGGCAGACCTGGTGAATATAGTCCTTCAAGAAATGAAGAAAGTAAGCCTTATCTTGACGATAAAGGGAAAGTTAAAAAGGGATATAGAAAAACTTATATCAAAGGCAACCTATACTATCAACATAAAAAATCCGGCAAAACTTATCTAGCTTAACACATGGCACGCATTCAATACCAACCTGCTTCAAGGAGCAGAGGTTTTAAACCACGGCAAATAAGTACAGCAGGTATCAACCGGATGCGTGAAGAAAGCAACCGGATGATAGCTAATATGGAGCGCAATCGTCAGGCTGAAAAAGAACAGCGTGATCGTGAGCTTCAAGCATTAAAAGAAGATAATGCATATACTGCTAACGTTCAAAGGCAAAACTTTGAAACTCAAATTCAAAACTTACAATCTGAACGTAACCAAGCAACTCTTGGTCTCCAGGTTGAACAAGCAGAAGCCCAAGCTCAGCAGGCAAAAACTCAAAGTATTTTAAGTATTGTCGGTACTTTAAGCCAAACAGCTGCATCTGCTGTAAAAGCAATCGACGCTGAACAGCTTAAAAAAGACACAGCTACAGCATACGCTGAATTTTATAAAACCCCTGTAACACAACTTACACCTGAACAGCAGCAACGGGTTGAACAGTATAGGGATGCTGAAAATCTTCAATTGCAAGGTGGTGTCGCACTTAATGCCAATATTGCTGCTGATGATGCTCAAAGCAATCAAAACCCTGCCATAACTGCACAAAGTTATGCCGCTAACCCTGCTTTAAATAGCAGAAGTAGAAAAATTTACGACAACCTAATAGCGTATAGAGCATATACTACTAATTATCAGCAACGTACAGCAGACACAGAATACAAATACACTGCTGCTGATGGTAGACAATTTACAGGTGCTCAAGCCCTTAGTGATCCATATTTTGCAGGAGAGTTACAGCGGATAACTTTAACCGATGTGGTAGAGTATTTAGGTGTTACGGAGCCTATGCATCTGGCTCAAGCACAAGAGAAAATTTTTCAATTTAACCAAACTACCACAGCTCAAGCAAGTAGCGTAGCACATGAAAATGCTGTCGAAATTGGTTTAGAGCAGGCGTCACAGCTTGTTATGAATGGCAGCACCGCTAATGAGATTCTTTTTGGTTTTAACACAGTTGCTCACCTAAAAGGGAATGCTGCTGCCCATGACTTACTTCAAAAGACAGTTGAAAACCCAAACACTTCACAGGAAGTTGTTGATAGAATTGGTGAAACAATTATCGAGGGTAAAAAATGGTCTGAAGGTTGGGATAACCGATGGCTGCCTGCTATGCAGAAAAGGCAGCAAAACATTGTTAAAGCAGAAACAGCAGAGTATAATTATAGAAAGGAAGTATTTACCAATAAAATTCTTAACAACATTGATGAAGTTACAGCTTTTATTGATGAAAACCCTAGTATCAATGGACGTGCTGTAGAAGATCAATTTACAGAACAAGGCTTCCCTGTACCTCCTGTAATTACAAAACATGTAAGTAACGCAATCAAACAAAGTGATGAGGTTACTAAAACTGTTATTGAACAGAAATTCCGGGATAACATTTTAGATGAAGGTTTTATTAATAGACTCCCTACAGTAGCGCTTAGAAAGTATGCACAGGATTTAAAGGAAGAACAAAACAATCGTAAGTATGGTGAAAACTATACTGGACTTAAAAAGAACCTTATTGGTGACGCTAGGCAGTTGACTTCAATTAACCCTGGTGGAGCTAACACTTCACAAACTTATTTAGTATATGGAAGAGCAGTCCAAGAGTATCAAGGATTTATTGACCAAGGGTTTACCCCGGTTGAAGCTGCAGGTAAGGTCAATGAACTTATCCAGCAAGCACGTGGTGGTTCTGCCGATGCTACTAATCCTTTTTATTTTGTGTCCGGCGACAACAACCGTCGGACATTCCCAAACATCGAAACTTCAGGTGCCGAACGTGCTAAACGCCGTTCTGTAATTGATAAAAAATTACTTGATCATGGTGTTGATATTCTGAACCAACCGTTTGTTACAGCTACTTCAGCTGAAATGGATGCTACATATAAATCACATCTAGAAGGTAATACAGTTTACCCTCCTGAAATTTTAAGAGTAGCAGAGATGTTTGGTATTAAACCTTCTGAAGCGTATAATACAGTACGTGCTGCGCAAAACAAAAGCACTGGTCAAAACAAGCCACTGCTTGATCCTAACAGTTCTGTTACAAAGCTGATGGATGTAGCAAATGCTAGAGCTAGAAGGTTGATACAATCAGGCAATCCTATGCAGATTAATCGTGCTGCTGCCGGTATGGGTGTTATTGCTTTGCCTAGACGGTCTAGCATGGGAATTGGTTCGTTTAATCCTGCTACCGTACCTTCTGGGTATGGATCGGCTATTAATCAAGCAGCACAGCAAAATAATATTCCTCCTGAAATTTTGGCAGGGTTAATTGCGACTGAAAGCAATTTCAATCCAACCGCTGTAAGTCCTGCTGGGGCTAGGGGATTGGCACAGTTTATGCCACCAACTGCTGCTGAGTTTGGTGTAGATGTTAATGACCCAATGTCTTCTATCGACGGTGCAGCACGTTACCTCAGGTATTTAATTGATTATTTTAAGGGTGATATGAATAAAGCCATTTATGCTTATAATGGGGGTATGGGTAACATTGAACGTTTTGGTGGACCTATTCCAGGTAACCAAGAAAATCAAGAATACCTAACAAAAGTTTTAACCAACGCTAACAGATTCAGATGACAGACTCAGCTTTTATGAGCTTGGGTGAGGACTATGTGCTGGATGAGCAGGAACGTCAAGCTGAACTTTCTAACGAACAACGTGAAGAAATTCAAGCACGACTGGCTGAAACCCAAGCGGTACCACAGCCACCAGCTGCACAAACAGCACAACCTGCTATGGCAGGTCAAGTCGCACCACAGCCAACAACGCCTCAACCTACGGGTGAGGCACCACGAGAACGTCCAGTGTTTTCCTATTTTGGACAACCTATTGGGGAAACTGGTCAACAGGTACAGCAACGCCTCAGTGCACCAGGACAAGGTTTGATTGACTTTGTTGCTGATGGTTTTAATAAAATTCTACAAAGCACTGGGATTCAAGTCCCTAAAGCTAGTAAATACGAAGATGAAGTAGCATCCGCAACACGTCAAATCTCTTCTGTTGTACTGCCTACTATTTTGCTGCAAGGCAAAGGTATGCAAATGGGTAAAGAAGCTCATTCAATGATTGGCTGGAAAGTAGGTAATGCACCATTTATGAAGTTTATCGGTGCTAGGGGTGTTGAAGCTTGGGCTGCTGCTACTGTTGGCGCTGCTAGTACACAATACGAAACTGACGACAACATTGCAGGAATGCTTAAAAAGTCTTTCCCAAAAACATTTGACTTTATTCCTGATAATTGGGCAACACTAGATGCAGACGGTCCCGATAAGAAAAGACAGAAAAACATCAACGAAGAACTTGCTCTTGGTTTCATCATACCTTTTGCTGGACTTGCTGGCAAGTTTGTCGGTGCTATGGAGGAGACTAAACGTCTTTTCAAGAAGCCTCCTGTTATCGTTGGAGAAAGTGAACAAGCTACTAAGTACCTAGCGGCTAACAAACCTAAGCCTGTAAGTGACGTACCTGAAGAAGTTCTGCTTGAATATTCTGCCAAGCAAGAGGAAGCGTTAGACGAGCTTGGATATTACAACATGAGTAAAGTCCAAGACCCTAACGTGCCTCTTAAAGGTGTTCATGACCTATATGACTGGCGAGAGACAGGTGCCCGTACTGTAGATGACTTTGGTATTGTTGGTGCTAGTATTGATGCAGCACGTATCCAAAATAACAAAGGTACAATTAACGGACGTATTGGTAATTTCATTAGCGGGCCTGCTCTTAAGTATGGTGCTGCAACCCCTGGTGGTGTAGAAGAAGTTACTATTGGTTTAACACAACAACTCAAAGAAGCTGATCGTGTTGGTATGGTTGCTGATGACTTCACTGTGTCTGCAGATGAAGTAGCAGAAGCTGGTGAAAACCTAGTTCTTGAGTTGTTTGATCCTTCTGCAACTGTTGATGACATGCGTCGGATGCTTGATCCACAAATTGTCAAGACTAAAGATGGTGTTGAGACTCTTACTCAGGAAGGTTATGCTGATGCTTTAAGCGGCATTAACACTTTGGTAAAAGAATACACAGGTATGGATGTAGCTAAAGCACAAGCTTATGCTGCAACGTCTATGGCTGGTCAAATTGCAGATCTATCTGAAGGTATCCGTCTGAACCGTGGCTCTGTTTCTATTGATAATGCACAAGAAGCATTGCTTGATAAAATTAATTTCTTACAGCAACTTGTAGGTTCAACACGATACTACACTATTCAAAAGAAAGGTCTTGCATCTCTTGGTGAAAAGGTACAGAATCTATTCAAGACTCCACAACAGATTGCAGATGATATCAGAAACAACTACCCTGTAGCATTGCGCAGCATCCAAGATGATAGTGCAAAGTTTACTGAAAGTTGGATGTACTTGCAAAAAAATCGTCCTGATATCCTTGATTCATTCTTGGAGCTGTATGAACTTAGTGATGGTAAGATCAACACTATTGCTAAGATGAATGATGACATCCTTAATACGTTTGTCAATCTGCGCCCTATCTACGATCCTAATCCTGAGACACCTAACATCATTGCACAAGCTGTAAGATCTAACTACTTCAATAGTTTGCTATCAGCTCCTGCAACAGCTGCTAAAGCTTTGTACGGTAACCTCAGTGGTCTTGTAGCTGAACCTGTGTCTTACTTTGGCGGTGCACTTATCAGTCAAGATATGAAAGCTTTACAACGTGGTTGGATGGCATATAGTGCAATTTTTGACACTCAACAAAAAGCACTGCCTTATGCTGGTAGGATGTTTACCAAAGCATCCCAAAATCCAAACTCTGTAAAGAATTCATCACGTCTTGACCTTGTAATTAAACAGGAAGAAAAGCTTGATCAGTACCGTTATATTGCTGAACAAGAATCTTTGCGTGGTAACAATGGGTTTAAATTCCTTGTCAAACAGTATGAGGAAATGCAAGCCATGGCTGCTGATCCTGTGTTCCGTCTTGTACCTAATTTGTTTACAGGGTTTGATGCCTGGACTGGTGCAACACTAGCTAATGCTCAAGCACGATTCCGTGCTATGGATGAGCTTGAAAGACTTGGTGAAGCAGTTACTCCTGAAAGAGTTAAGGAACTAGCTACTGCTGAATATAACAGCATGTTTGACGCTAGTGGTGTTATTAAAGATCAAGCTGTTAAGTATAGCACTGCTGATATTGCTCTTAACCTTGACACTGGACTTAGCCAAAAGGTAGACGGTCTTTTGAAGACACTACCTGGTCTTACTCCATTTCTTACGTTCCCTACAACCATGATGAACATGGTCAGGGTAGCAGATGATTACATCCCACTACCTTTTAAAAGTTTTCAGAAAGATATTAATGAATTAGCAAATACTTCTATCCAAACCTTTGTTGAAAACCCGGATGCTATGGATAATATCCTGTTAGCACGTGGACATAAGGTTGATCAAATGGATGATATTGCTAAAATTAATACAATTACTGATATTAAAAATCGTACTATTGGTAGAAAAGCTATTGGTACGTTTGTTACTTCAATGGTAATTGGTAGTGTTCTCAAAGATAAACTATTTGGTGATGGTTTGTTTAGTGTGACTGGTGATGGTTCTGTTGACCGTCAACTAAACACTGCACGGATGAAGAACAGTAATTTTAAGCCACGTTCTATTATTGGTCCTGATGGTGTCAGGTTTAGTTATAATGAAGCTCTTGGTCCTGGTCTAAGTAATTGGGTTGCAATGGTTGCTAACGTTGCAGATAACTTTGATATGCTTGGTGAAGCAGCTACTGAAAATGCTTTTGAAAAGCTTAGTTTTATTCTGGGTGCAGCATTGACAGATCAAGCTGGTTTGTCTGCTTTGCGTCCGTTGGTCGAAACTTTTAGTGGTAATAAATCTGCTGCTAGCCGTTGGGCTGCTGGTCAGATTAACTCTCTTGGTCCACTTGGTGGTGCCCGTAATGAATTTGGTAAACTACTTGATGCTGGTCTGAAAGATTTTGAGCAGGACATCTTGGGACATCTGGCTAATCGTAACCGTTTGGCTGGTGTTATGGATCAAACTAACCGTCTCCCTACTGTCATTAGTCCTGTCAGTGGTGAAGCACCTAATAAATATAGTATGCTTCAACGCATTTGGAATACCTATTCCCCTGTCAAGGTACACAAAGGCATGACTAAAGAAGAAAAGTTTCTGTATGACATTGAATATGATGTGTCTTCAGCATTTAAAAAGCGTAATGGTGTAGATTTAACGCCTAAGGAACGTAATGAATTGAACGCTGCAATGGGTTCAATGGGTTACTTCCGTAAGGAAATTAATCGCATCAGTAAACTTGCTGAAACTCGTAACACTATTAAGGAACTAAAAACTGCACGTCGTTCTCTTATAACGTCCGAAAAAGTTCCAATTAGTAAATATGATCAAATTCATGTTGAACTACGTGCTGCTCAAAAGCAAGCTGAAGAATTAGCTTTCCAAAGTCTTGCTCCTGACGTACGTAATGCTATTGAGCAACGCATTATGCTCGAAAAGATTAATGATGAGAATGCTCTGATGGGTATTCTACCTATTCCAACTAACCGTTATTAAACAACATGGCGTGCTCTGACGTACAAACAATTCAAGCTGGAAACGGGACAAAGACACAATTTTCTTTTGACTTCCCGTACATTTTTAAATCTGAAATCCACGTTTATTTTTGGAACGCGGTAACAAAAGAATACGACGAAAAACTTACGACAGATGCCACCTACCCTTGGCAGATTACTGATGCTAACCCTACTATTGTAGAGTTTACTGGTACTGCCCCACCGTCTCCAGCCACCCCTGTAGATCCAGGTGAACCTACTGTTGACAACGTTAAGATCCGTAGGATTACACAGGTTGACGACATTAGAGCTTTGTTTAACCCTGGCTCTGCTATTAGGTCGGATGATCTAAACAAAAACTTTGAACAGCTTCGTTATGCTATTCAAGAAGCAAATTGCCAAGGTATTCCTGATGATGTCGATGCATATCTAAAGGAATACTATTGGGATAGGTTTGACAATACACTTTATTCTGCTGATACATGGCGCAGTGATGATGCAACTATTGCAACTACTGCAGCTTTGGATCAACGGTTTCAAGATGAAGTAAGTGAAACTTTTACTAAGTCTGAACTGGCTGCGGCAAGTAACCAGATGCCAGACAACGATACTGCTGTACCTACTACTGGTGCTCTTAATGATTACATCAATGAAGTAATTACTAATGACATCGCTGGGTCTGATGGGGTTTCAATTACCGATGATGGTGACGGTACAATTACTGTTGGTCTTACTGATAATTCAGTTGACTTTGATAAAATTAAAGATGCAGACCAAATTAAACTTGCTGATCAAGTAGCAGATCCTGATGTTGTAGGTACTGATAACAATATCTTTACTGCTCAAGCAGCAACACGTAGGTTCAATAACTACTACCAAAACGATGTACCACCTGTTACTGATGGAATTGGTATTGGTCAAGTTTGGGTTGATCCTAACGATGATCTAACTTTGTCTGTTTGGAGTGGTAGTAACTGGATTGGTGTTACTTCTGGTGGTACCTTTACAAACCAACCTAAAGTTATTTATGTTGACGCTACTAGCGGTGATGACACTAACGACGGTCACCGTATTAGCCGTCCTAAGAAGACGATTGAAGCTGCACTTAATGATATCAATTCTGACTCGGTTTATGGTGACGGAAGTATTATTTCGGTTGCACCTGGTATCTATGCTGAGACATTGCCTCTTGATATTCAGAAAAATGATGTTGGTATTATTGGTCAATCTTTACGTACATGTATCATTCATCCTAAGATTCCAGTATCAGACCAACCTTCTTATGGTGTAAATACCCCTCACTCCCAAGAACTGCAAACAATGTTCCGTGTTAATAGCGGTTCTTATTTTGCAAACTTGACCCTTATGGGTCTTAAGGCAAGTGGTACACGTGGTGATACTGGATCTTTGTATACAGATTCTACTTATGGTTTGCCTCCTAACCAAGGTTGGAACTTTGCGTTCTATCCTAATGCAATCATTAAGAAGTCTCCATACATCCAAAATGTTACAAACTTCTCTGATTCACAGATTAACAACGTAAACTTTACACCACATACTCCTGGTGAGGGTGCTGCTGGAGACCTTGATTCTGCTCCTACTGGTGGTGGTATCTTGATTGATGGTAGTGTACCTGATACTTCTAGTCCGTTGCGTTCTATGGTGTGTGATAGTTACACCCATACTGCTTTGGATGGTCCTGGTATCTTTGTTACTAATAACGGTTATTGTCAAGCAACCAGTAGCTATGCATTCTTTAACCATGCACACATCACTTGTGTAAATGGTGGTCAAGCAAACCTTGCAGCATCTACGACTGACTTTGGTCGGTTTGGTTTGATTGCTGATGGTAAGTCTTCTACTGCTATCTTTACGTCTAATGTAGATGGTGCTGCTAGTAGTGGTGATACTACCTTCAATATTAATGCACCAACAGCTGGTAGTGGATGGTTTGGTGATGCAACACGTCCACAAGACAACATGCTTGTCACGGTAAATAGCATTACGTATCCAGTTATCAGTGCAACTACTTACACAGATAGCGAAGGTGGTGCTGGTTGGACTGTAACTATTAGCCGTCCTGATCCTAATGATACTGCAACTAACCTTGGTCTTAACGGTGCAGTAAGTGATGATGCTGCTGTGTCGTTCTTCTTACGTTCGATGGTTGCATCTAGTGGTCATACCATGGAATATGTTGGTAGTGGTACTGACTACACTGCATTACCTGAGAATGGTGGTGTACCGATTGATGGCAATCAAATCATTGAACGTAATGATGGTAAGGTTTGGTCGGCTACTACTGACCATAAAGGTACTTTTAAGCTTGGCGATTTCTTTACAGTTGACCAGCAATCTAAATCAATTACTGTTGATCCCGGTTCATTCCAAGTTGATTTGGGTACATTGAACGTTAATGCTAGTGGTAACGCTGTTTTTGGTGCAAACCTTGACATGGGTTCCAATCAGATTACATCTAGCAGTGGTGATCTGAGACTTAGTGCAACTGGTGATATTAACGTTCAAACGCGAAAAATTACTAATGTTGTCGATCCAACTGCTGCACAAGATGCTGCTACTAAAAACTATGTAGATAATAACTTTATTGGTTCAGTTGTTGATGATCTTTCACCACAACTTGGTGGTAATCTGGACGTTAATGGTAATGAAATCATTAGCACCTCAAACGGTGACATTACAATTACTCCTGATGGAAGTGGTGTTACTATTGTATCATCGGGCAATGTAGAAATTAAAGACAAGATTAAATTATACGGCTCTTCATCAGCATTAAATGCTCAAATTTCTAGCACAGGTGATGGCACGTTAGTGTTAACAGCCGATGGGGATTGGAATGGATTCAATCGTGAAATTCAATTTAAACAAGCCAACTCTGACGCCATGCGAATCGACAGCTCGGGCAGGCTGTTGGTGGGCACGACTAGTGTTTCCAGCGATCAAACACTTGTGTTGCAAGGAGACTCAGGTGGTGCATCTAGAGGCGCAAAAATTGCATTATCCAGGGGTGAAGCAGCTTCAGCAATCACCGCAAGTGAATCTCTTGGGCGGATAAGTTTTACAGATAATTCTCAAAATGCTTTTGCTGAAATCGATGGGTACGCTGATGGAACTGCTGGATCTGGCGACTACCCAGGCCGCCTAGTGTTCAGCACTACTGCGGATGGAACGTCTTCTCCGACACCCCGTATGACCATCAAAAATAATGGCAACGTAGGTGTGGGGACTAGTAACCCTAGCGAACGTTTACATATTTACCATCCATCTGACAACGTAAATGTTCTTATTGAAAGTGGAGATGAGAATGTATATTTAGCATTTAAAGATAACACCACCACTTCAACGGCGGCAGTTTATTTAGGTGCAACTGGCAACGATATGAAGTTTGCTACTAGTGCAGAAGAGCGGATGCGTATCGACAGCTCGGGCAGGCTGTTAGTTGGCACGTCTAGTGCTCGTACTGATTTTTACAGTGGAACGTCTGGTGTTCATGCTCAGATCGAAGGAACATCTTTTGTAACGGCATCCGCATCAATCACAAGAAACAGTAATGATAGTCACGATGGCGCACTTGTTTTTGCAAAAAGTAGAGGCACTTCAGGCGGCGGTGTAGCACTAGTTGCTGATGACGACGACCTTGGGGAAATTTCTTGGCAAGGTGCAGATGGCGTCGATATGGTCCGCGCTGCGCGTATTCGTGCAGAAGTTGACGGCACCCCTGGCGCTAACGACATGCCGGGCAGGTTAGTGTTCTCCACTACTGCCGACGGTGCTAGCAGCCCGACGGAGCGGATGACCATCACTGCGGCAGGATTTGTTTGTCCTGATGCAACATCGACAGATAATCAAGGTAATTACAATTCATCGACTGTCGGCGGTTTTAGATGGGTTGCTGGATCTACCACTACAACTGTTCGCGCGGAAAGCTATGGCAACTCAACATCCACCCGTTATCACCAAGCATTTTCTAATCCCAACGGTATCGTTGGCACTATTTCCACTAGCGGCAGTGCTACCGCCTACAACGAATCCTCCGACTACCGACTTAAAGAAAACGTTGTTGACATCACTGATGGCATCGCTCGCGTCAAGCAACTTCAACCTAGACGTTTTAACTTCATCGTCGATGCAGAAACAACAGTCGATGGCTTTATCGCACACGAAGCGCAAGCTGTTGTTCCTGAAGCTGTCACTGGAACGCACAACGAAGTTGATGATGACGGCAACGCTGTAATGCAAGGTATTGATAAGTCCAAACTTGTGCCGCTGCTGACTGCTGCGTTGCAGGAAGCTATCGCCAAGATCGAAAGTCTTGAGCAGCGTCTAAGTGATGCTGGCATTGCCTAGTAGTCCTACTCTCTACTTTCCCTAGCGCGTAACCCGCCCCGTGGCAACGCGGGGCTTTTTATTCACTCTATTTATTTAAACATGTCTACTACTTTTCCTTGGAATATCAATACTCTTGAGCGTAATACTGCTGATGGGATTGTGTTTACTGCTCACTATACCGTTAACGCAGCTGACGACACATATTCGTCTGGTGCTTACGGTTCTATTGGTTTGGAAGCACCTGCTGAAGGTGATCCTATCATCCCCTATGCTGATCTTACTGCTGAAACTGTTATCGGTTGGGTTAAAGAAAAACTTGGTGGTGCTGAAAAAGTTGCAGAAATTGAAACTGCACTTCAAGCACAAATTGACGAACAACGTACCCCAACTAAGGCATCTGGTGTGCCCTGGAGCTGATTATGATTACTCTTATCCGTCCAATTTTGTTTTCACTACTAAACAATGAAACCTTTAAACGTACGCTTGTAGATCTTCTACGTAAGCTTGCGGAACAAAGCGACAATACTGTTGATGACCACGCTGTTGATTTTATTGAGCGTGGGTTGTTTGGTACTAAGTAATGGAGTGGGCTGATCCGCCCATCTTCCCTAGTTTAGCTTTACCATCTGCTCCTGTGATGCCTCCTACTATCTTTGAGGTACCACAGGGGGAGTTACCTAGTTACACACCTCTTGTGGTCCCTCCCAATACGTTGAGACCACCTGAGGGTGTTCAAGGTATAGAACTACAGGAAGAACCACCACAAGATAAAGAAAAAGAACAAACTAAAGAAAAACCTACAGCTAAACCTGCTGTACCTAAAATTAATATACCGCCCGAAGCACAGATAGTTGAAATCCCATTTACGGATGTAGAGGTACCTTTACCTTCTACAACTATCATGACAACTGCAGCTACGACAGCATTTATCAGTGTTGCGGCCACCTTAACTGCTACGTCTTTGTTCAAATACATTGTAATGATACTCAAACCAGTATTCAAACAAACATGGAACAAGATAACGAAAAAAAAGCCGGATTTATCAAGTTTCTCGTCCTCATCTGGTCAGCAGGACTCCTGACTGCTAGTTATGCTGGATGGATGCCAAAGATGGATCCAACTTATGTCGCTAGTATTTTAAGTGGCACACTTGCAACGTTTTCTATTACACGTGAAAAGAAACAATGAAAAAGCTTTTACTGCTTCTATTCCTTGCTTCCCCTGCTGCAGCCAATCAAATCACCCCTAATTTTACTCAGGGGTCAATGCAATCCACTACAACCACAACAATAGATATTGATCGTACAATTGAAACTAATATCTATGGTGGTGAATATTCATCATGGTCTGGAACAAACGTAACACCAAGCGGCAACATCGCAGATCCAGCGACAACCTATTCGGTAACCAACGCTGGGGAGCAGTTTCAACTGGAGATTGTCAACCGAGCAGCAGGTCTAATCGAAGACAGTCTAGTAACAGAAACCATTCAGCAGGTTACCAACACTACCTCCTTATCGGTCTTCTCGCAGTAACACCTGTTTACGCAAACGAAGATCCAAAAGTACAAAATACATCTAATCCTGTGGCTGCTGCTACAGGTAATGTAACCAATCAAGCGGTGCAATTCCAAAATAATGGAGCACCGTCACGGCAATACTTTGGTGCAAATAATAGCTGTAATGGTGCTACCATGCAGTTTAGCCCATTTTATATGGGTAATGACACTGTACCTTTTGAATCTAATGGGTACGTTAAAAGTAACAACTGGGGAGCACAGATTAACTTCAGTGTTCCCCTTGATGGAAGCATGATCGAGATTTGTAAAAGTATCGCTCGAAAGCACGAACAAAAATTACGTCTTGATTACGAGCTAGTTCGTGCGCTTAAATGCACGGAAATCATGAGAGCTGGATTTACGTTCAGACCTGGTAGCCGTGTCGAAGTTATGTGTCATGACGTGGTACCTATTATATCATTAACAAATGATTGAATCTATTGTGTCAGCAACAATTGCTGTCATTGCAGCAGGTGCTGCTATCACTAATCGAACTAATAATCGTATTTCAGAACTTGACCGTCGTATTGACACTTTTGAATTACGTGTAGCGACAAGCTACGTACCAAAAGAAGATTTTACAACAGCCATGTCTAAGATGGAGGATCATATGATTCGCATCGAAAACAAACTAGATCAAATTGTACTGAAAAATGGCTAAGAAAAAAGCTACAGAAGATCAATTTAATGAGCTGCATAATTTAATTACTAAAGAATTCCTTGCTCGTATTAAATCAGGTGAGGCTTCTACAGCTGATTTAAAAGCAGCTTGTGATTGGTTGAAAACTAATGATATTAGTGGTGTTGCTGTTGAAGGTAACCCACTGTCTAAACTAGCAGCAGTAATGCCTACTGTTGACCCAGAGCTTGTACAAAGGAGGATGAATGGCTCGCACGTCTAAATACAGAGGCGCTAAATACGCTAACGGTAACTATAAGTCGTATCAAAAAAAGTACGACGCATCTAAACTACAGATTAAAAAACGTTCTAAACTAAACAAAGAGAATCGGAGGCGCGGAACCTATGGAAACGGTGACGGTAAAGATGTATCCCACAAAAGGGATGGTAAAACATTTCTTGAACTTGCATCTAAAAACCGAGCACGAAAAGGCCGCGCATGACCCCTCTACTTCCTTCTCCTGACGACTACCTTTACAACTTAATAGTTATGACCTCTCCAGAAGCCAAGCGCCTGTGGAGGCGCTCTATTAAGGAACATTTTGACCATACTTGCATCTATTGCGGAAAGACTTATGATTTATCTCAACTCTCTATTGATCATGTCCATCCTCGCTCTCGCGGAGGACAAGATGTCGCAACAAATGTCGTATGTGCGTGTACCCGCTGTAATCAGGAGAAAGGAAGTACACCCGTCCTTGACTGGATGAGAGAAAAATTTGGAGTCAATAGGCTCCGTGAAAAACTTATTATGGAGCATATTGGTTAAATGGATAAAGAGCAAAAAGTAGCGTATGAAATTATACGTCAACGTATTGTTAACGAAATTGATCGCCTAGAATCTTTAGATAAACCTGGTTCCTCACTGAAAAGATGGCGACGTTTTGGCGCTGCTTTTTCTTGGGATCCAACAGTTTATCCAGAAATTCTTGAAAAACCAACCGTTAGCGATAAAGAATTGATGAGTCTTCTGCGTAATACAGAGACTAAATTTATGAAAAAATGGGGTGTTATCGATAAAATACCTCTTCATCATATTATTGCTAACAGAACTGGTGGTGATTTAGGTCTTAGATTACCAGTCGATACATGGGAAGAAGTAAAAAAGCGTGTATTTGATGCAACAGGTGCACGTCCCGGCAATGGTGCTGCTAATTTGAATGCTGCAAGTCAATTTGATGAACGGTCTCATTTAGGTAGAGCTGGAGCTAAGGGTTCTGTATTCGATCCTGCATTAGGTTATGGTGATCCAGCTGATCCCACACGTTCTCCTATTTTACATGGTCCAGGTACAAAAGATTTTGGAACTAAATTAGGTAAAGATCCTGTTATTTTACGTAGTTCTCCTGCAGAAATTGCTGAATCTCTTACACCAGAAGTTGTAAAACAGCAGGAAATTTTTGAAACTGTTTCTAGAGATCCTATAGTTCAGCAACAACGTGATGTATTAACGCAAGCGGGTTATCCTGAAGCATTTAAACCTGATACACCGATTGAACGTATTCAAGAAATTTCTAAAGAAATTAAAGGAACTGATATTCCTAAACGGTTTGCACAAGCATTTGATTTTACAAGTGGTGCAGCTAAATTAACTTTTCCTAATAAAACGTTTGGTGCCTTAATTCCTGGTGTTGGTATTGGTTTTGGTGCCCTTGACGTGGCTGAACGTTCAGCTAAAGCAGCTGAAACAAAAAAACCTATTGATGTTGTCCAAGCCTCTTTAGCTGGAGCCGGTATGACACCTGCTATTGGTATTTTTGCTGACGCTGGTAACATTGTGATTGATACTGCAAGATTTCTTTCAAGCCCATTTACTAGACAAAAGATTACAGAAGGTGCTAAAAAATCTTTTACAGGTGCTTATACAGGACGTTACTAGAAGCCCCTACAAGCCCTTTCCACCCCTTCTACCCTACTATTTAAATTATGGATTGTCATTATTGCGGAGCACCCGCTACAACTAAAGATCACATTATTCCAATCAGTTATAATTACAACGGACGCCCCAATAATGCTAATGCTAAAGGTGGTAAAACAGTAGATTGTTGTCGAGAATGTAACAGTTTACTTGGCGCTAAAGCTTTGTTTAGTATTGAAGAACGCGCACATGAAATTGCAGAGTGCCTTGAGCGTAGATATAAAAAGGAACTTAATGCTCCCGTTTGGACTAAAGAAGATCTCGAAGAACTTGGTCCTACGCTTCAAAAACAGATAAAAGCTAAACAATTCTTGCGAGATGAGATCTTGGAACGAACCAGGAATGCTGTGAGCGTAGCCCAGGGGCTCCTAGAACGGGCGATACCCCTATGGAGTGATTAATGAATCA